CCTGTGTGCCTTGGCAGTCTCAGCCTCTCTATGGGCAGTCGGTGATTCTCGGCCGTAACTGACGAGGCGGTACGGTCCTTCAAGGGCTTCTTCACCGCCAAGCCAGACACCCGAGACAACCAGGCCGGCTGGTGCTATCGCCTTGCCAAATGGATCAAGCGCGAACAAACCGAGAAAGCATCATCTCCTGACGCCGACGACAAGTCCTGGCGCTCTGACGTGAGTGACGACCTATGAAAACCGTTGCCCAGCTCATCCCGCGTGCATCCAACTCCCTGAAGCACACTCAGCCACTCCCCGTATCGACTGGCCCCCTGGGCGTCGTTGACGAAGAAACTGGCGAGATCATCGAGAAAATTTTCCGCCAGCTGCAGGCGATCTTTCCGGCCCACAAGCAGGCGTGGCCGGACGATGCTGCCCTGAAGTCGGCAAAGCGCAGCTGGACCAAAGGTTTTATCGATGCACGGATATCGAACATTGAGCAGGTCCGGTTTGGTATTGAGCAGTGCCGCCGGAGCGGTTCGCCTTTCGCTCCTAGCATCGGTCAGTTCATCGCGTGGTGCACGCCAGGCCCTGAACACTTCGGCATGCCGAGCAAGGCCGATGCCTGGATGGATGCGCTGATGGAGACCTATAGCCATCCCGCAGTGAAGGTCGCCGCCGATGCAACCGGCGTATTCGATCTTCGCGCGTCGCGCCAGGACAACAAGGGGTTGCGTGAGCGGTTCGAGCGCAACTACGACATCGTGCTGCGCCGCGTGCAGTCCGGGCAGCCAATCGACGGCAAGATCCTGGTAGGCATTGGTCATGACAGCCAGAAATCAGAGCTCGAGCTCGCGACTGAGCAGGCGGACCGGGCCGCGCAGGATCGCCTGAGAGAGCAGGGCATCCCAACCGACGGTAAGGCAGCACGCGAAGCGCTCTTGGCCATGCTCGGCAAAGGCGGTGCTCGATGAGCAGGCTCACCAATGCCGCGCGTGACCGCGATTGTCAGGTCCGATTCCCCGGATGTTCTTGCGAGTCGTCCACCACCGTCCTGGCGCATTACCGCCTGGGCGGCACCTGCGGCATGGGCATGAAACCGAATGACTTCCAGGCCGCCTGGGCCTGCGGCTATTGCCACGACATCGCCGACGGTCGCCTGCGCGCGCCGGTTCCGCTGACCCGTGACGAGGTTCGGTTGTATCTGGCCGAGGGCGTCATGCGCACCCAGGACATCCTGATCCGTGAAGGGAAGGTGAAACTTTGAAGCTCAAAGACAACATGGAAATTCAGGCTGAGGCACTCAAGCGCATCGGGTTTCCTCCCCGAATGGATGCGGCGTCGCTGACAACGCCAAACTTTTACCGGCTGCTTGAGCAGATGACTGCCCTCAAAGAGCGCGCCGGCCCCTGCGAGAACGTGGTGATCTGCAAGGATTGTTCAGCCGTGCACGACTGCCCATTTGGTGCGAGCCACGAAAACGCGTTCGATCACAGCCGGGTGTGTGGTTCATGCGGAAGCCGTGCAGGGTTTCGCGATGTGGTCGGTCGTTGGGTTCCATTCGCTGAAACATGGAAGCCATGGACGTGGGGACAGGGCTGCTGGGCGTTCGATTTCTGCACCTCTCCCGGACATAGTCCGGATGGAAAAAAGGTGGATGCCGAATGAAGCCGTTCACCGTGAAGTCGTTCAGCCCGAAGCCGGCGCGGGCCAAGTCCATCGATCGTGAGGGCTTGGAGCAGGCCGCCCTGATCAAGGAGATCGGCCTGCGTTATCCAGCGGCCGCGAAGCTGATCTACCACGTCCCGAACGGTGGGCACCGGCACAAGCTGTTAGCGATCAAGCTGAAAGAGCAGGGCGTGAAGGCCGGTGTTCCCGACCTAGTGCTGCCGATGGCCCGCGGCGGGTACTTCGGCCTTTACATCGAATTCAAGGCGACCGCGCCGCATGACGCCGCCGTATCCCCGGCCCAGGACGCGTATCTGCAGGCGCTCACCGATCAGGGTTACCTGGCCATCGTCTGCCGTGGGCACTTCGACGCCATTGAGGCAATCCGGGCCTACCTTCTCCAACCACAAACGAGGGCTGCGGCATGATCGAGCCAATCAAGATGAATCCGTGCCCATTCTGCGAAGGCCCTCCGTGCATCATTGCGCGCAACTGGATTACCCAGGAAGAGGTGTTTGAAGAGCGCAAGCAGAACGAAGACTTCGATGAGGCTTACGAGGCGCATGCCTGGTGCCATGACTGCGGGCCCAGGGCCCAAACATCAATACGTGCTCGCTAGGCACATTTGAGGATATCTACGACCTCGAGGTGGCTGACGTGATGCGGATCGCGATAGAGCGTTGGAATGAGCGACACAGCAGGGCCCGAAGTTGCTACGACGGTGGCGAGAAAGAAGGCTTGAATATCTGGCCGAGGGCTTCATCGTGACGACCGCTGCTGTGAAGATTACTCAGGCCGAAATCAAGCGGCAGGCCGCCGGCGTCGTGCAGGATCTACGCGACCTTGAGAACAAAGGCCTGTACCTGCGCTTCAACAAGGCGCGCACCGGCGGTTCATGGTTCCTGGTACTGAAAGGGGAGTGGAACCACATCGGTACCTACCCTGAGCTTTTTCATACCCAAGTGGTCGCTGCGCTCCCGGCGATTCGCCTGCGTCTGGCGGCTGGCGAAGGGGCGAGCCTATCCAAATGGAAAACGTCGGCGAACTGTTGGACTGGTTCGCTGATCGCATGTCGCGCGATCGCAACCTGTCGAGCAAGCGCAAAAACACCGGCGCCTCGATCATCAAGTGCCACCTGAAACCGCGTCTCGGTGAGCTTCCGCTGATCGCCATCGACAAGGCTGCGCTCGATACCTTGCTGATGTGGCCGCTTCAGGAAACGGTTTCCATCGACTACGTGCGTTCGGCATTCCAGCTGCTGGCTCTGGCATTCAGGCAGGCGGCCAAGCTGGGGATGATCACGTCCAACCCGATGGCGGCGATCCGTTTCAACGACTTCTCCAAGGCGAAGGTCGGCATCAAGCCATCCCGTCTGCGCGGCGTCCAGTTGGAAGGTCTGCTTGGGCAGCTAGCCGAAGTCATGGCCACTGCACCGCTGGATTCGATGCTCGCGCTGATGATGCTCTGTCACGGCACGCGGATCGGCGAAACCCGGATGGCCCGCTGGTCGCACATCAGCCTGGCCGAGCGTGAGTGGTTCATCCCGGCAGAGAACACGAAGACCGGTGTCGAGCATCACCTGCCCCTGACGGAGCAGGTTTGCACGCTGCTGAGATCGTACCGCGAAGGTCAGTACGCCCGAGGCTATGACGGCCAATGCCTGTTCCCGGCGCGCAACGGCAAGGAGCTGGGCGAGGCTCAGGGGTGCGCCGTGTTCCGCCGATTGGGGCAGGGCGAATGGACAAGTCACGACCTCCGCAAGGTGGCGCGCACTGGCTGGGCAGATCTCGGCATCGACCACCTGATTGGAGAGCTGCTGATCAACCACGCGATGGGCCACAACGTAAAGGTGTACATCCAGTCGGACGTGATGAGCCGCAAGCGTGATGCCCTCGAACAGTGGCACGCGCATCTAGATCAGAAAGGTTTTGCAGCGATTCACGGATTGACCGGCTTTAGATTTGAAGATTCTGGTAATTCGCTGAAAGCCACGGAGCATAAGGCCTGCGAGGCCAATCAATATTCAACCATAGGCGAGGTTTAAAAATGCATATTTCAGAGCATGGCGCCTTCGCCCTATCCATGGCCAACGCCTTAAGCAGGGTCGAGAAACCAGCGTTCGATCGGTCCAAAGTGTTCATGGTCTGCATGCTTAATTTCGATGAATTCCGCCGCTTGCATGTCGTCATGCATGGTGGGCACAGCTTCGATATCGATAGCCATAAGGTGCCGTTCAGCCTCGATACCGCCGCCGACTGGCTTATGGGTGACATATGAATAAGTCCCACGGCCCAGCATTCCGCGCTGCTCAGCTCGACCTGGCGAAGTGCCCGGCATGCCGTGGCAAGGCAGTGATCACCGGCGTATTTCATGAGTTGGCCTGCGTGCAGTGCAACGCCTCCGGCTGGGTCGCCGCTGAAACCGGTGAGGCGCTGCCGCTGGAGGTGCTGTTGACTCAACTGAGCATTCGCCTTCAGGCCGCCGAGCACCAGATCGCGCAATTCAACTGCTTCAAGCCTTCCGGTGCTGAAGCGCATCACCGACTGCCCATAGAGAGGCTGAGACTGCCAAGGCACACAGGG